TATTTTCTAATTGTTTATCTGCAGCTTCTTTAGCTTTAGCGTAATCCTCAGGTCTAGTTCCTTTAGGCATTTCTGTTGGTTCGTCTTCTCCAGCTAATAATGTTGTTGCTCCTAAACCTAAACCTATTTGAGCTCCTGGACTTAAACCTTTAAATTTTTCATAAGCTGTTCCCGCTAAATCACTAATGCCACCAACAGAAGTCCCCACTTGTTGTCCTAATGTTTGATTAACTCCAGCAGCACCTGTTAGATTAGGTCCTTGAGCTTGTCCTATAAAATTACCTGACATACCGGGTAAAGATGTTTGACCAAATGCTTGAACTCCTGGAACGCCTGCCATACCTGCAACTTGACCTATTCCGCCTGCAAGTGCAGCATCTCTTAATGCTCTATTTGTTGATTTACCTCTAAGCTTTTGTATCCCAAAGGTTGCTAATGCTATAGTAAATGGATCCATAATATTTTAACTAGTTATTATGGTATTTTAACTTATATAGCGCTATTCTTCAATATCAGTCAATTTTATAGAATTCGTCCTTGACTTTGCCGGTATACTTATATTCTCCAATATGGCTTATTTCCTCGTCTGTGAGAGCATATATTTTCTCTCCTATAGATGTCCAAAGTTTACAGAAATAAAAGTCCTCACCCATGTATGTTTTATTCTTAGGACTCCAATAAGTATCAAAAAAGTTGTAATAATTAGGTCTATCAACCATCTCACCATTCATTAAAGTCTTTTGTTTTATAACTAATTCCTCATAGTTTTTAATAAGTTTTTCAAAGGCAGATCTTTTAATCATCATCATACCTGTAGGTCCTTTTAATACTTCTACAAATCCGTCAACAGGTTTAATGTTTTTTGTGTCTGGTAATTCAATAGGAAACATATGACCCATAGTATTAATATCATCATCAGGTCTAGCTTGTAGATCATTTCTGATTTTGTTATCTGTCTTTTGTTTCATTGGATATGGTATTAAACTTACCTCATGGTTTGACTTAAATAACCTATAAACAGATCTAGTGCTAAACTCTATATCTGAATCAATAAATAACATTTGATCTGCATCTGAATTTAAGAAAGCAGAAGTACACAGGTTTCTACCTTGTGTGACTAATGATGACTTCATCAATTGAAAAGTGATCTTGGTCTTATTTAAAATACATTCTTTTTGTAAATCTAAACAGGCTTTCATAAAGTGTATTGATACATCGGAATGCACAGGAGTACAAACCATTAAGTGATTCTTATTTATTTCGTTTGACATTGAGGGCTCCTTTTAAAAAGTTATTCCAATGATTTCCAATATACTTCCAATCGTAAAATCGCTTGTAATATTCTTGTTGAAATTTTAGTGGGTTAGTTAGATCTTGTGATAACATTCTTTTAGTTTGTAAAATACATTCAGCTAATTGTAATGCTAGTTTAGGTTTATTCTGTGTATAAGGAATATAGATAGGAAACTCACAACAAGTTTCTGGTAAGGCACCGAGATCCGTGGTTATTAGAATCTGACCCGCAGCTAATGACTCCATAGCCGATATACAAAATGTTTCTTCCCAGATACTAGGAAAACAATTAACATCATAATCTTTTAGTTTACTGACTAATGTTTTGTGATCACAATACCCCATGTAATTTACATTAGGCATGTTCTTAGCCTTTTCATATAAATGTTTATACTTATCATCGTTTTGTTGTTGGAATGATTTACCATATATAATTGTACTTGAATAAACATCTAGAGTTATATCTGGATCTTTAATACCATCCATAGCAGCTAAAGCTATTTCTAATCCCCTCCAAGGCGTTGAGATATAACACATTTTAATTTTCTTTTTTGGTGTAAAATCTGTTTTTAATTGTAATTCATCATAATCAATTGCATTTTTAATTACTGTGCATTTATCTTCGGGTATTTTAAAAAAGTATCTATACTTCTCATAACTCCAATGAGAGTTAAATACATACCAATCATATTTAGAATGATTATCTTTATTTTGAAACCAAGGTGCTAAATTAGGTTGGTCATAAGAATTTTTTAACCAAAGTATATTTGACTTTACAGGATCTAAAGGTTCCTTTTCAGGAATGGATGTTGTAATCTGTACTGAATCTAATACGCCTTGATTTGCGTATTTTTTTAAATATCCTAATTGTATTTCTGTACCACCTGCAGGTTGCATTACTTTTTGGTTTTACCAAAAATACTCATAGATGCAACTGTTATTTTCTGATTAATTTGTAAATCATCCACGCTAGTATCAGTGTTGGGATCAGCAACATCAGTATCAAAATCAGCTTTGCTAGCATAGGTTTTACCTGTTCTTTTGTTTTTTACTTCTTCTACTGCTTTCGCAGGAATAACTGGTACTTCTTCACCATTTATAATTACTGTTTTTGGTTTTTCTGTCATTATCTTCCTTGCCTGTTATACTTTTTATAACATCTTTTTTTATGTTTGTTAAGACTCTTGGTGTGACGTCTAGGACGTTTTCTAGGTTTTGGTCTAGGTTCAAAATGTAAGAATTTTTGTTTAGCCATTTTCCTCTGATCTGTTCATTTCTAAAATAGAAATTACTGCAGATACTCCTGTTGTAGTATTACATTCCATTTTAAGAATGTCACTTTCTTCTAATATAATAGGTCCTTTGGCAACATTACATATTGTTGGTCCTGTAATACTAGCATATGCAATTTGGTAAGTTGATGATGCTGAGTTATCAGTCACACTTGTTTTATGTATTTTAGACCCTGATTCATTTGTAACTTGAATGTTTTGGATTATAGCTCTTGAATCAGCTGGACATGAGTATACCGATACTACTGAAGTAGTTGTTGGATCATAGAATGCGTTTTTATAAAAGTTAGCCATTAATATCCATCCTGTACTAATAATAAATCAAATGAAGCAGAAGAAGAAGAGGTAGAACTTGCCTTTCCAGAAACATAAATATCTGACTTATGAGGTATTACATTGATTGCATTAAAGATAACAGTTGTCTGTCCACCTCTAACATTTAAAAATTGTTTTGTTTGAAACCCTGCATTAGTAACACTATTATCTCGTTGTATAAATTTAAAATCCATTTCTTGATCTTTACCTGATGATATATTCATTGATAATAAATAACCAGTATAACCTGCAGGTATGGTATATAAGCACATTAAAGTTTGACCATTACCTGGAGATACAGTTGCAGCAACATCAACGCCACCTGTATAAGTAGCTGTAATTGTACCTTCATTATTTCCAAAAGACCCTGCTGTTACTATAGACATTCTATAAACTCGTAAAAATTGTTGTGTTGTAGTAACTGTGTTTGTACCATCTAAATCAACAGTTTCTTCTACAAAAGCATAAGAAGAATCAAGTCCTTGTATTCTTAAAGTTCTTCCAGCTGTTCCTACTACATCATCGTTAGCATTATCACTGACTACATCAAGAGTAGCTTGAGCTGTTTGCCAAGGATAGTTATTTCCTGTTTCCCAAATAGTTTCAAAAGAACCTGAACCAATACTAGAATTGTATCCAAATTTATTAACCATAGAGTAACCAGGAACTTTACCTTGCTGTACGGCTAAATAAAATGGAATGTCATCAACTGTACTTCCACCTGTTATTGGATTAACATTATTACAACTCATCTTTGCATAAACCAAGTAAACCTTTGAGTTTTCTCGTCCTCTTCTTTTTGGTAATTAGTGTTTAATTGATTCTGTAAACTTTCTAAGGCTAAGTTTATCTGTCTAAAAGATTCAGGGTTAAACTCTCGTGGTGGTTCAGGTAAAAATACTTGTACTTTAGCCATTAGTTTCTACTTCCTCCAATATAACCGCCTATTACGCCTATCAAACCCGTAACGGACATCTTCATTAGTGTAATTACACTCTCATCTACTGGTCTATTTTCTTCGAGGGCTACAATGTAATCTCCGACAATAATGGTAGCTAATAAAATTAGAACACCAGTTGTAATTAATAAAATTACAATATCTTTAAAATTTTTTATCATTATCTTCTACCATCTGGTTGTATGTCAAATCTAAACTGACCAAATCTCCAACTTTCATCTGTTCCATCATTTTCAATTTTAACTGCAGCAAGTCTTGCTCTTGCTCTAGTATCCACTTTATCTGTAGATGATGTAACTGTAAATGGCCCAAGTGGTGAGCCTACTTGAATATTTGCTGGATAATCCCTAAGCTCTAGCGTTACTTTTGCATTCCCGTTTAGATATTTAAAATCAGGTATAAATCTTCTTACTTTAATAAAATACTCTCCGTCACCTTGAGCGTCTAAATCGAAGTCTCCTGATTTAATATATGCAGGAATAGCATTGATTGTACCATCAGCTAATACTTCATTAGTGCCAATTTCATGGTTAAATACTCTTGCTGCTCCATTAGACACTCCTTGAATGGTTGGTGTAGTTGGTGCAAGATTTGCAGAAAACTCAGTTGCGATCGGATCCCCAAAGACATGAGCATCTTCGTAAGTAGTTCTAGCTAATGTGCCAGTAGTCCAAGTTTGTTCTGCATAATTATAAGTAACTAGTCTATTTACATAATTTGAGTTTGCTGTTGCATAAAACCAATATATTTCTGAATATAAACTATTATGTGATCCAAAAGTAAGTTCAGATCCATTTGAAAAATTAAAACCTGGTGCACCATCATTTGTTTGAAATACAAAGTCTTCTACAAGTGAACCTAGCGATTTAACTGTACCATCGAATACAAAAAATCCACCTGAATCTGACATCCAAAATACAGCACCGTTTGCATAAACAATTGAATGTTGACCAATGCATCCACAATTAGATCCGACTTGTCTAATACTAAATGTAAATGGTGGACCTACGAACTGCATTAAATAAGCAGATGTGTC